TCTCTTGAGAAAAACTTTAGTTGTCCTAATGGATTCGTATCATGTTCAGCCGAACCAGTAGCAGTTGCAGGGTCAAAGATAGAATATCTACTTGATGATGTGTGTAGATTTTCTCTCTTGATTATAAAACCATTGTTTGGATATGTTGAACCACTATAGATGTGATTCTTAACCAAACCACTTACATCCATTCTTATATCTTTTGTTTCATAAACTAAATTTTCTGATGCACTAACATTGTATTGTGATACAGAACTTGTAAACCAACTACCACCTTGATTAGTATCGGTTCCACCCATCCATGTAGATTTGGTTGTATCATTATCACGATACTTCCAACTAGCACCATCACTTAGTGCTGGACTCCTATCTTTGGTTCCTGTTCCACCATTCCAACTTCCACTAATTATGTAAGCATGTAGTGATTGTTCTACTGCCAACTCTTCTGAACTTGCATCATATAGATTCAAATAGAATTTTGCAGTACTTGGAATAATACCATCTTGTATTGATTGTGAAATATAAGAATAATCAAACTTCATTAATATACGAGATACTGAAATAGTAGTACCTGAAGAGTTTATATTCTTCTCTACTTCTAATATTTGGTCTAAGCCTGTATTGATTGATGAAGTTACATTTCCCTCATAAATTGTTGTATCAGTTATCGGGTATTCAAAATAATGCATTAAATATCTCCTATTACTCTACCCGAAATATCTATGTTCGGGAATTTTACTTCAAAGATACATGGGTCTAATGATGGATATATCACACCATCTTTTGTAGCTGATTGCATATCATATACATGACCACTATACCCACTTGAAGTTTGGAATTTATTTTCAATAACAACCATTTGTTTCTGTGGATTATCATCTGCTGGTGGAACAACACTTGCCACACCATCCACTAATGAAAGTTTGTAAGCAACATCACTTAGAATAATCGGTTGCCCTATCTGCCACTTCTTAACATCAAAGTGTTTCTTCATCTCATCAACACATCGTAATAATACTTCGTTCTTGTTAAATCCTCGTTGTGTAATGATTGAGAATCTTACACCAATATTTACAATGTAAGCATTCTTAATATTAATCGCATCTGTCATTAATCTATATTCAGATAAATATGTTTTTAAATTTTGTTTTACTGCCCTATTCAAACTAACAAGATTACTTTTTGCATCGTAACCCAACACATACATATTTAGTGCCAGTGGATTTGGAATAGCAGTACTTCCTGCATTCTTTACAATCTTTCCATCTTGCATAATTAGATTAGTAAATTCTTCTAATTGTTCATCTTGTACAATATAAGTTTTTGCAATGTTACCAAACTTTTGTGGTAAGGAATATGTTCTAATAATATAATCTTCCTTAGTAACAGCTCTGTTCTGTGAATTAAAATATGCCAATGCATTTTGTCTAACTTCTTCTATAGTTTCACCACTTGAACCACCAGTTGCTGGTGTTGAATTGTTTACTGATAAACTTGATTTCATATCAGTAATAGCTGTACTATCTAATCCTGATTCATCTATTGTGAAGTTAACTTCATCTAAATTAGATATTGTATTTGATGGTGCATTATCTTTTATACTACCACCATGTGTATAAGTAATTGTTAGTGTTGTATTACTTGGTGCTAATCCATAAGTTTGTGTTTTCAAGAAATTACTTGGGTCAAACGATTCATCAAGTTTAGATAAACCTGTACCAAGTGAACTACCAACATTATCTGGATTAGGTATAATTTCTTCATCAGCATTATTACTAACACCAGCACCAAATCTAATTTCTGTTTTACCATCACTTCTAATATATCTTGTAAATCTCTTAGAAGTTTTAATTAACTTTAATAAAAATGGTGATTCCTTTTTGAATGAAGATAAATCAGGACTATTTAAATCTGTATTTTCTATAGAACTAAATACTGTATCTTGTGCAAGGAAAGGAACCTCGTACCATTCATCTCCGTTACTATCAACACAACTGATAATATCAATTATATCATTGTTGTTTAAAATAATTTTATCAAACTTAACAGCATTTCCAAATGAAAAATTCTGAGAAGTTTTTGTTCCTGATTTAGCAATTGCAGATTTAGTTAATTTAAAATGTGTTGGATTAGTACCAGATGTTTGTGATACTTCAGTAATCATATTATCTAATGAACTTGATGCCTTGAAGTTAATATCATCTACTAATCTAAATGATGTTCCACCTGTTGATTGTAATGTACTATCAGCATCAATAGTAGGAGCATAGTTTAAATCTGCCTGATATGAATCACCCACTTGAATAGCAGGAACCTGTACTGATAAAGAACATATAGCAGTTGCAGGTGAACTTAATTTTGGTTTGTATCCATATGATTGTGCAATCTTAAAAATGTTTTTCTTTTCTTCTGCAGAGTGTAAAAGTGTTTCACGATATTGATTATCAATATAAAAGTTTAACATATCACCAACATATGCTGCCATCTCTATGAACATCATACCAGGGTCTGATTCATTGAAATCGTTATATGTTTTTGGGAAGTAGGATTTAGCAAATTCAACCAAGTTATTTCTGATTGAACCAAACTCTCTACCTAAGTAAGAAACTTCTTTCTTTACACTTTTCTTACTTGTATTAAAATCAGGATTTTGTGATGGCATCTTAAGCTCCAGTATTAAAATTAAATGTTATTGTTTCAATAGAATCAGGGTCATCAATTGTTACCCTAAATTCTAAACTAACGATTAATGAGTTAGGATTTTTTTCATCAGTAACTGTTATAACATTTTCAGCAACAACATAAGGTAACCACTCTGCAAGTGCCTCATGAATTGCTTCTTCTATCTTATCACCAATTGTATTATCAATAGGTTCAAATAAAATGGCTGGTAATCTACTACCAAAATTTGGTTGCCCAACTCTTTCACCTTTGTGAGTTAATAATAGGTTCTTAATATTTGAAGAAACTTGTTCCCTTAAAGTTTGTGACCTGATAAAATTATTATCAGTACCAACTCGTAGTGGGAAAGTTAATCCAAAAAAAGAATCTCTATCTTCATTTAACTCTCTGATTGATGCCATTATTTTTTACCCTTGAACTTATCGTTTTTCATTAAATCTGAATAATCTCTTGTGAGTGCATTTACTAATGATTCAGGTACTTGTTCTGTTGAAACGCCTTTTTCTCTTAGTGTTTGAGCTGCATTCATATTTCTCTTTGTTTCATCATCTCCAAAAGTGCTATCACCATATCCTAAAAGTTCAGAAGCTCTACTTGAATCGAAAGCCCCTCCACCCATTGTTGGATATTCATCCATTTCTGAATCACCCTTACTTAAACCTACGGTTTCATTGAGTATGTCATTTAAAGATTTATTATCAGTATACTGAACTCGTTTCTTTTTCACAACTTTCTTCTTGGGTGCAAGAGATTTAAGAGAAGATTTATTCTCCTTAATAAATAGTTTGTTCACCTCTTTTTGTACTTCTCTACGAACTACTTCTTGTATTATTTTTACAAGTGCTTTTTTAGTCATTTCTAACTCCTTTAGTTTGATACATTATAACCTACTGATGGTAGTGGTGATGGTGCGGCTGGTGTTATAAAACTTACCTGCCCATGATATCTGTTAAAACATTCAATCAAGTAATCACAATACTCATCAACATCATTCGAATTCTTTGCTATTGCAGTTAGGTATCCAGAAAATATACCTGGTGCCACAACTGTACTCCCACCTGCTGTTGCTCCACCTAACCAATATAAAGTTAAACCAACTTGTAGCCCCACATCTAATTTGTATTTACCTCTACTATTAAAACACGCCTTCAACTGACCTTCTAATCCAGCCATATTTGTTGAAGCCATTGGGCCAATTGCTGGTGGAACTGCTACTCCTAACTTTACACATTTATCATATGCCTCGGCAATTACCGTAGCCATATCATCATCATTATTTAAACCTTTTTTATACTCACTCTTAAATATCGACCAACTCATATTTTACTCATCTATTTTGTGCTTTGAACTTAAAGCATCTTTCACAGCACTCATGGCTGATGTTACCGAACTCCAATTTGGTGCCGCTTGTATTGGGCCAGGAGTAGGGCCTGTTGGTGTTGGTATTCCAGTAACACCACCTATGGCAGTTACTAAAGCATCCAACTTATCATATAATATTTGTCCTAACACTTGTGGTTCTGAAGCACCTGTACTACCAACCTTTACTACAGGAGATTCAAGTACTACTTCTGTTTTAGCACCCAACGATAAATTGTTGTTACTAAACATTCCTATATCACCACCATTCTTTGTGTTAAATAAAATTCTATCGGAACTAATTAAAATATTGTTTCCCTCATAAGGGCCAGTTACTAATTGAGTTTCCATACCACCTACAAATTCTAATGTTTGATTTGTGGTCATGTAAATACTTGAACCATCAGTATCAACTTTTTCTTCTATTGGTTGTTTTGTATTAGGGAACTCATCTTTACTTTGACCAACATTTAAAATAATATTTGGTGATTCAGTATTTTCGTTTTTTACATCACTACCTAATCGTATAGTATTTCCGAATCTACCCTCAATAATAATATCACCCTCATTAGGTAATAGTTTTCTTGCATCGGTATCTCTACCCTCATCTATATAATAACCTATCTTAGTTCCTTTATCATCACCCTCATTAGGTGTATCTAAACCTAATTCAGATTCTAATGTGTTCTTTCTTTTTAATCTACTTACTCCATGTTGTGCATTTAAATTAGGATTACCAAATAAATTTAAAGAACTAATGTAATAAAAATCTGATAGATATCTTACACCAATAACAACCTCACCAACTACTGGTGTACTATTCATATTAGGATTGAGTGGTTTAAAATTTTTACATCTATCAATATTTAAACCTTGGTCGGAATAAATAAATCTACCAAGTACACCACCGATGTAAGAATAATCTGGTTGGTCATCTTTAAGTGGAAAGGACGATTTAGTTTCATCTAAATGTACTTCAAGAACTTCTAATGGTTCTAATTCATAAAATTCAGAATCTTTAATAATTTCTTTTATTCGTTTTTTAAGTGAATTTAGAGTTTGTAATCCACCTGTTTCTGGTACAGATACACCTCTACCAGGTTTCTTTTCATATGCCATTATTCTATCTTTTGTAATATATTATCATTATGGTCTTGTAACTCATTTACTGTTTCTTCTATTGAACTCATCAATTGTTCTTTTTCCTTATCAGTTAAACCGAACTCCCCATCAGAATCACTTTTATTTCCTGCTTGAGCTAATCGTTGTACGATTGTAGCGAGTTTAACTAATTGTTCATCATTCTTTACATTGATTTCTAAGTACTCTTTCAACATAGGAATGATTTGAACAGCGGTATCCCCATCCTTAATGAATCCAACTACTTCTTTCATGAGTACTTCTAACTGTTCTTTGTTTCTTTTAGAATTATCATAGATGTCTTTGAATACATCGGATAAGGTTTTTCCATCAAATATTTCGAAATCGATTGCCATAATTTACCTGTTTTGGTTCAATAATAAATATCAGTTATGCGGAAAAAGTGTCATATATATTTATATACTATTTAATATTTCTCAATATATACAATAGTTATATTATGTCGGTGGAAAATTCCGACTAAATTGATTAACTAACGGGAGAAAAGACCATATGAAGGAAATCATAACACTCGTAAAAGGATATGTCAACGACCTAGCGGACTTGATGTTATCTTTGGTAGCCATTGGTGCGATTTCTGAAGTAATCTTTGGAAGTGGTGTCTTCGGCGTTAATGTTATTGGTAACCTAACATCTATAATCAACACATTCGGCGAATCTGGATTTGCTGGATTAGTCGCTTTGTTGGTGTTAGTGGGTTTATTCCGTAAGTAGTACTATATCGGATAGAACGATAAAAGGGGAGTCTTTTCCGAGGCTCCCCTTTTTTACGCTTTGGATTATTTAGTGAAAGTCCAACTACCTGTGAATCTGGTTTCGATTGAACCAGTAGCAATGTATGCCTTTTGTAATTGGTAGTGATGTTTCTTCATCACATTGATAACACGAGTAATGTGTTGTGTGTTGGAACCAGTCATCTCACGAATCAAAATATATAATGCCTTCTTGTTGAAGTTATCAATACTATCTTTCATTTCAATTAACTGAACTACAGCATTGGCAACATCTAAATCTTTCT